ATCCAAGTGCGGCATAGCCTGCGATATCCATCCATGTGTCCTCATGATCCATGGAGTTACCTAGCCTTGCTAATTTTAATCCGATCATCATTGCGGCGACCTCTTGCGGCGTGTATTCATGCCCAGTGATCACCTCCCAAACAGCGGCAATCCTACGATGATTATCAATGGGTGACCCGTACTGATTTTGACGGGCCCCATTGATCACCTTGTCTGCCCTTAACAGCAGATTACTCAACATTCACCCCCATCTTTTCGTTTAACCAACTTTCCACATCTCGCACTTTCCATCGTTGTTTTCCCGGTGTAATCGCAACTGCTTTAGGGAATGACTCATCCCCCTTTAGCTTGTTGTGTAACGTGGTCCTGCTTATGTTCAAGAGCGCACACACTTGCTTTGCAGTCATGACTTCTTCACCGGCGATGGTTTCTAGCGTGCCGAGTTTTTCAGCCATACTTGAAACTCCTCTCTCATATCATTGAATGCGGCTCTGGCATTCTGGTTCGTGTCAAATTCAGAGCGCGAACTAATACCTAGTTGCTCCTTTAACACACTAACCGCATTCGCTTCATTCACCTCAAGACCAGAATGTAGTAGCAACCATGTCTGAAACTTTTCGTTCCGACACAGAGCACCACATGAGGCCTTGAGCCTATCGATTGACTCCTTATCAGAGACAACCCTTTCATGCTCATCAATCTTTGCCATGGCCACCATGTACCGAGACCCTACCCAGTCAGTCATAAGACTGGCGGGGCAGTCATCTGGATGAACAGCGAGCTTGAGCACGATGCCATCTGATGATTGGGTCATCGATATCTTGATGCCCTCAAAGTGAACAGCATCAATCTCCGGCATGGTATATCCGTTCCCTTTCTCGAAAGGCGTGTTGCACTCGAGCAACCTTATCAGCCCTCTTCTTTAAGTTTGGATGTACGCACTCTTCGACTTGGATAATATCCACATCTCCGATTGAGTACCCACTCTTTAGAAGAGTCTTCTGGTGATTGCGCTCCCTCTCTTCAGCAAGCAACCTTGCTTCCTCTGGACTTTCAGCTTTGATGTACGCTGTCTTGGTGAAGTCCATGTTCATTACGACTTCGTAGCTATGCATCACTTCATCCCCGTTGCAAGTCTGCGTAGATTATCTACGGCGTATTTAACAAAGTCCTGTGAGGGCTCTGTCTCCATAGCAGTGATACTTGCATCCACATTTGATCGTGCAAGCACAGCAACCTGTGCCCTGCTGATCGCAGATGATAGCTCTTGTGCTGTTGTGAAGTTCAGTTCTTCTATGACAGGATCACCGTTGATGTATGCAGTCACAGCTCCGGAATGCTTTCCGTTCTTGTGAATGTCATACCTCACAGTGTTGGCACCAAAGTTTTCTTCAATTGTAAAACCAGTCATGAGCAATGCTCCTCAAATAATTTTTCAGCTATAGGGATTGGTTCGATCCCTTGCAGTGCCCACCACAGTCGCTCATCCCCAAAGGCATGAAGCTCCATGTGGTGAGTGTGGCATAGAGGCACGCACCAGTTGTCTCCAACTTTCATCCCCATCGCATTAGGCTCAGCGAATGTTAAGTGATGTGCCTCACTCACGAACCCGCAGACAAGGCAAGGCTTGCCCCGCAGGCTCTTGAGGTATGACTTAGAACGGTATCTTGTCATCTGCCGGAGGTGTCGGTGTGAACGACTGGCCTTGTGGAGCAGATGGTGCACTTGCACCTTCTGGCTTAACATAAGGCTTGTTCGCCTGAATCGACAGATACTTACCGGCCTTCTCTCCGTGCTTGGTCCAAGCAACAAGCTCGACCTTTCCGAATTGTTGGCCCGAATTAATCTGACCTTGCATCAGATTGATAAGCTCCTGAGATATCTCAAGCTCACCGCGCAGGTCAGGATGAGTCTCCTTCTCTTTACGGTTGTTGGTGAACAAAGCACCGCGTGGTTTAAATTCAGCCATTAGTTCGTCTCCTTTTCTTTCAGACCGTTGGCTTTATTAGTGAACGCTTCGTATACCCGCTTGTAGTTGTCGGGATCGAGGTTCTCCAGTTGCTCGATGGGTTGCTTGTTAATCGCCCAGTACTGACGCAAGCTGTCGAGCGACTTATCATTTCCTTCAATGAAGGTGATAAGAATGTTGGCAACCATGGACAGGTCTTCGACCGTATCCTTCTTGCCTTCGTCATCCTGCACTGTGTAAAACACAGGTGCATCCGGATTACTTTCCTGCCCGTGGTAGATGTACATACCTAGGCCCATGTACGCAAGGCACTTAACCAAACAGCGTTGATATGCTGTATTGATTTGGAATGCGTTTGGGTTATTGATTGCATTGTTCTTGTAATCAATGACTGGGAACACCTCAGTCACATCCTCAATATCATCAATCCATACACGCACAGAGATGATGGCTGTACCATCCTGCAGGTACTCAACAGGACTCTTCTGGAACCGAGCGGTTGGGTAATGCTTCTTCAGCGTTTCCCAAGCCCAACTCCATGCGAGATAGGTAAAGCCGTTCTTCTTCTCTGTGTGCCCAGAGCAGTCGATCGTAGACAGGGTCTCCCAAACTGACTTACTTCTTGTTGGCATACTTTGTTCCTTCAAATAACAAGTCATGATCAGATCCTAAATGCGACCTACTAATCTGTCGAGGAAGATTAATAAACTCGTGGCGGTTAATATCTCCCCTCCTGTAGAGCTCTCTTACCGCATCGACCTTCTTGTAACCCTGAGATTTAACCATTCTCGCAACGATCACCGAAAGTTCAAGCCGCCTTGCCCTGTTGATACGGTTGACCTCTGGCTTCGATGAGATTGGCAGAGGGACCAACCAGTCAACATCTGGGTCAACCTTCTTCGCAACCTTTTGGTCATTACTTTGAGGCTCTTCAATAACCTCTACGGGAACTAGATCTTCGATGACCTTTTCGGGCACTAGATCTTCGACTACCTCAGCTATATCAGTCCCTGATATGCTGACCTCTCCGGTTGTTAAATTTATCTTGGACAGAAGGCTCGTAAGAACAGCCCTGTGGTAGGCCTGAAAACTCATCCTCTCATCCAAAGCTTCAATCTCATCAGCGATGATTTTTTCAATAGCTTCAGCCATTGCTCGTCTCCTTGTATTGATCACAGAATTGAGCAACACCGCAGAAATTTTGACTGCACCGAGTAAATTCTCCGGGGCGATGCTCGATAAAAAGTGCATCTGCACCTTCTTGGTTATTGATAAAGAGCGATGCTTCCCGCTCACTATCAAACAGTTTGACCGCAGACTTGCGGCCCTTCTTCATGACCGCCCACTTCGCAGGCTTAGCCCAACGCTCTGAGTCCGTACAGAGAGGGAGCGGGTCAGTGAAGTCTAAGTTCTGCTGACAACCCTGATGCGCTGTGATGCGCTTGCCAATGTAATCTTGTCTTTCCTCAAACGTCCATGAAGGCACATCGATTACTTGGATATTGGCTTCGGGGTAGCCAGCAGAATATTGAGCCTGTCGCCGAGACCAGTCTCTGACAATGGCGACAATGCGTAGATCGTTAACAGGCTTGTCCTTGCACTTCTGCACAAGGTAGGCGTAGCAGTTCAACTGCCTTTCCCATTCGGGCTTGTCATTCATGACGGCCCAAGATGAACAGACCTTATAGTCCATGATGGTGATTGATCCATCAGGTTCGTATTTCTGCACATCAATGGCGCCCGAAAGAGTCCACCCAAACATCTCCGTATAGAGACGCTCTTCATAGACCTCATCAGGCAGAGGCTCAGACTGCTCAAGAATGTGGTGACACGCAGTCCCAAGAAGAGAGTACGTCATGTCGGTGATATCCATCTCTAATTTGTTGGCATGAATCTTTCGCAACATAGAGATACGGGGAGAATCAATCAGCGTTGTCACACTGACGTCAGCCTTCCCCTTAGAGTACTTGTCGTGGCGTGCATAGCGTATGAACTGCTCTGGCACTCCATGGTTATTTGTGATAATCATAATGTCTCCCGTGGTTTACAACCATGACACATGTTAACAGGTATGAACAACTATGCAACCCCTTGAACAAAAAAAATTATCCTTGTCCTTCTGGATCATCGGCGAACCTGCTAGCAAGGCAAATTCGCGTAGAATGGTAAGTATCAAAGGGAGACCACGCTTCATCAAGTCACAGAAGGCCCTCGACTACTGCAAAAAATTCGCAGAGCAGTGCCCCCAACTGGATGACTTGATTGAAGAAGATTTAGTAGTACACTTACATGTGTTCTACGCTAGTCGTAGACCCGACCTCGATGAGTCGGTGATACTGGATGAAATGCAAGGAAAAATTTACAAGAATGACAGGCAAGTCAAAGTAAAGCATGTTTACTGGCACCTCGACAGAGATAATCCAAGATCACACATCCTCATTGAGACTATGGAGAGCGGTGATATCCCAAGCATTGTATGATGCCGCAAGTGAGAAGCGGTACAATCGTGTGCCTGTTGCACGATGGCTTCTGACTGAAGACTTTGAGACTGTCTGCGGGATGGCCAGTCTCCACCCGATCACAATAAAAAAAGTATTTGCACAGGTCTTGAATGAGACGCCTATCAGAGCTCAGGTCCTTTGCAAGAAATTAGTTGAACAAATAGAACAACTGTAACTGGGAGGTTACATGACAACTGAGGAAGCACTGGCTAATTACGCCCGCGATTTGGGTATCGGGCAGTACAAGAAGAAGTGTCCTGCGTGCTCAGGATCACGATCAAAGAAATCAGACCCCTGTTTATCTATCAATGTGGATGGCGAGCGCATGGTCTACAACTGTCACCACTGCAAGATAGATGGCGTCATTCCGTTCAGAGAAAGGAGACCAAAAGTGCAGGTGCACAATTTTGAACAAGCTAAGGTAAGAACTGTAGACCACCTGCCATTGACGGAAGACGCACTGGATTGGTTGGACGCCCGAGGCATTTCAGAATCGACAGCAAAAGCACTGAACATATTCTCCACCAACCACTGGATCAACGCAGAGGGAGCGAAGGTCCCATGCATTGGGTTCCCTTACTACGAGAACGGCACTGAGAAGGGAGCCAAGATGAGATCTCTTACCTCCAAGGGATTCTCCTGCACAACTGCACTGCGCACGTTCTTCAACATGGACAGCATCGAGCCGAATGACATCATGATCATCTGCGAGGGTGAAATGGACGCGCTATCCCTGATCGAGGCAGGAATGACATCAGTGGTCAGCGTCCCAAACGGTGCAGTAAACAAGCTATCCAATGGATCAATCGACCCGCGAGAAGATAAGTCGTTCTCATTCCTGTGGGACTCAAAAGATTTTATAGATTCTGCAGAGAAGATTGTCATCGCGACAGATGCAGACAAGGCAGGCCAGACGATGGCCGAAGAGATCGCTCGCCGCATTGGCAAGGATAGATGTTGGAAGGTTGAGTGGCCTGAAGGATGTAAGGATGCGAACGATGTTCTCTCTGAGCACGGCCCTGAGTTCCTTCAGGAATTGGTTGTCAACTGTAAACCATGGCCGATTGCAGGCATCTATGATGCTAAGCACTTTGCGGAGTCTGTTCGTGACATCTACGCTCATGGTGTAGGCAAAGGGGCGGAGACTGGGTACAAGGATCTGGATGAACTGTATAGTGTAGTCGAGGGGCAGTTGACAGTGGTCACTGGAGTGCCTTCATCAGGGAAGTCTGAGTTCGTTGATCAGTTAATGATCAACATGGCAAGGAACCTTGGAATGAAGTTTGCGATCTGCAGTTTTGAGAACGAACCAAGACTACACATTGCCAAGCTCCTATCGAAGGTAGAAGAGAAGCCGTTCTTTGATGGTCCAACTCCACGCATGACTGAAGAAGAACTGGATGAGTCGCTTGAGTTTATCGACGAGCACTTCACGTTCCTTTCCTACAAAGATGCAAAGCTCGCATCACTGGATGACATCCTTGAGAGATTGAAGATCGCGGTGATGCGTCATGGTGTGAGAGGTGCGGTCATTGATCCGTACAACTACATCGCACGAGACCACAATTTATCAGAGACAGACTGGATCAGTGAGATGCTGACTCGAGTGTGCGCATTCGCGCAGAGCTACGGCGTTCACATCTGGTTCGTGGCACACCCAACAAAGCTACAGAA